AAGCTGTCTTTCTGCCCTCATATAGGTGGCGACAGTGCCAGGTTCTCTGAGGTTGTTCAAAAATTCCTCATCGAAATACATCTTCTCTTTCCAGAACGCTGCTTTAGCCGATGCACTTCCGACACCATCAATTCCGATGGCCGGCGCAACCGAACCAGGAGCAACAAACGGGGTCATCCCGCCAGAGCCGTATTCCATCTCCCATTCAATCGTATCCGAATCATAAGTCTGGGACGGAAACAGATTGGTGAAGAAATTACTCGGCGGCCTGACGAACTTGGAAATAAGCTTGTTCAGTACGACAAGCTGTAATGCCGGTATGCCTTGTGATCCTTTCATTGCCTCACCTCCCCTATTTCATAATGAAGAAACGGCCATCAACCGCACCGAGAGCCGAAATGGCAGCCGCGGTAAGATTGATGAGGCTGTTCTTGTAAAGGATACAATTGGATACCACCACAGATGTAAGAGCACCAAGAGCATCCGATCCGATACCGGTATCAATATCCTTATCCAAAATGTAAGCAGCCACGTTATTGCCGCTTGCCCCGCCCATAACGTAAGCATACGCTTTTTTCGCCACGGTCACATTCGTAGCCGTAAGCGAAGCAACTGTGATATCCGCATACAAAGTGGATGTGGTAACATCGATATCCGAAATAACACCGCCGGAAATAGGCCCTTCATCACTGTCATTATCACAGTAGAGGAAGTCTCCTACCTCGAACTTGTACGCATCAAGCAAAGATACATACACATGATCCGTAATGCTGTCAAGCACTACCGGCGCCACACCGATGGCCGAATCCTTCCCTAAAACAACATCCCCGGAAAGAGGTACATACGGAATGAGTTTCCCGTATCCGCCGCCTGCACCGGTAGAAAGGTTGATGGCCATAACCGTGCCCGATTTAAGATAACCGTAACCGCCCTGGACAGTCTTATCGATGATCAGAGCAATGTCCCGAACAGAATGGAACAACGGTCTGATTCCAGGTACTTCCGGATAACGGTTCATCTGGGGCATACTGCTTCTTGTATTGGTCTGCATGGAATACACCTCCCCTTTGAAATTACTGAACCGACTGCCCAGTAGATTTGATCATTCTATCGACCATCTTGTCCACGTTTCCAGTTTCCATTCCGGATGATTTCGTGAAACTCATACCGAGAATTGCACTTTCGCCGGCATCCCCTTCTTCATTGGGAATCCAGTCCTTCAATTCGGTATCGATGGCCGCCGAAAAAGCTTCGACATCCAGCTTTTCATCCTTCACAAACTGCTCATGATTAAGCTGTTTGCGAATCTTGGCATGAAGCCGTTCAGGAATCTCCGTAGCTTTCACCTTATTGGCAAAAACCATATCCGCAGCGGATCGAATGTCTTCCGTCTTACGGATGGCTTCCTGTTTCTCCAACTTAAGGATACGATCATTGGTATCCTTGTTGGCGGCTGACAACCGCGTTTTTTCTGCCGAGAGTTCCGTAATCTGTGCATTGAGAGTTGCTTTCTCGGAAGCAAAAGCGGTTTCTGCTTCAGTCTTGCCGATGGCAACTACCTGTGCGTACAGTTCCGGATGTTCGGCTTTCAATTTGTCCAGATCCATGTCTTCCTCCTCAACATCATTGTTGTTTTGTGCTGCCTTTGACATCACTTCCATTACCACGTCTTCGTCTTCGGCCATGGCTGCCGATTTGGTGTTAGGATCTGCCCCGAAGGTCACAACCGAACACTCTTTAAGCACTGACTCTCGCCAGACTGTTCCGGGTCCTTTCATCTTGAAACCATTAACTTCGGTTTCTTCGTCCTCAAGTAATCTCTGTATCTTGGTAGGACGGGCATAGATGGATGCCTCATAAGGAAATCCTTGGCTGGAGAGTTTGGTAAATTCTTCAGCAAAAGGAGTATCCACAAACGTAGCTTTCTTATTTACCAGTTGATGTTTCTCATTTATTTCAAATGCACCAAAACCAATCTTTCGATCAGTCATATGGTCACTCAAAATAGGTATATTGGTTTTTGAGATTTTCAAACCATCTGTATCAATAGCTAAATCTCCCCAATACCAATGCCCTTTGATAATTTTGCCTGAGTAAGCAACCATTGATAGAATTGGCTTCTCTCCCTCTTTGAATTGATTCACAGAAGCAGAAGCCTCCAAATCTGTAAAACATAATGCAGATTTCTTGATCTTGATTTCTTCTGTTTTGGCAATAGTCATTTTCTCCTCCTCTACAGATTGTTCCTCAAATTTACTATTGGCTATCCGTATAGCTTTAGGAGCACAGGTTTTATCTGTACCACCCTTAGCCAAACAAGATTTCAAAATGGCATTGGCAACCGATACCCATTTTTTCTTTTGTGCGGGAGAAAGCCCCTTCTTATGCTCATCCACATCTTTTACTGTCCAGGGCATGATAACCTCCTTAAAATCCTTCTAAGATTATAAAGCCTGTATAATCCCCTTCCGGTAAAGTGACGGTTACTTCGCTTACCGTAAGATTGCTTACATAAGTACATCCTAGACCGGTATCAGCTAAGATAGAAGGTATTTTAGCAAAAGGAGTTGGGAAGGTATAAGTAGCGGATCCTGATAAGGCATCACAATAAATCACCACTCGCTTATAAGAAGCCCCTTGGAAAGGTTGACATCCTATAAGTGTGCCTGAGGTACTTCCATTTATTTCCGTCTTTAAAGCTCCGGTTTTTATAGAACCATCATCATAAGAACTTTCGTTTTTCAAAATACTGGATGTATAGATAACTTCATTGGCATAATCTACAAGGACAAAAGCACCATTCCCATAATTAATCCATCCACAATACCCGTCTTCAGACACCGTTCTGGTGGTCCAAGTTAAACCATTATCTGTGGAAATATGGATTTTTAATCCAGAATCATCTCCTCCTATAACCCATACACCATCTCCATACATAAGAGATTCATACATATCAGGAGGGACATTGGCTAATGCGGACCAGTTAATACCATCCTCTGAAGCCAAAACACAAGGATCTTCATCTGCCGGTACAGAATTGGCCAATAGATAAAGACCACCACCGTAATATCCCCACACAAAATCGCTATCTACTGGAGTAGCCTGAGCCGTCCAGGTAATTCCATCTGGAGAAGTATAGATCACGGATGAGAAAGGAGCTTCTAAATCAGGATAAATGGTGGCTACAAATAAACCATTTCCATAGAATAAACAGCTCAAACCATACCCAGGTTCTACTACGGTATGCTCAGTCCAGGTCAGACCATCCTTACTTATAGCAACCTTAGCTTCATCTCGATGAGCCATCATAAAAATACCATTGCCAAAAGCTAGACCAAATCCTCCATAATATTCTAAAGGTATTTCCAAAATGGCCCAATTAATACCATCCGAAGAGATAGCTGCATTACCGTCATTGATACCAGTACAGGCAATAAATACATTATTGCCATAAATAACTCTTCCCCAACCTTCATTTACAAAAGGTTGTTCACTTTCAATCCACGTATAACCATTACCACTGGACATTAGAATTGGATTATTCCATCCAGCGAGGACGTGACGACCATTGCCATAACAACCTGAAATTATTACAGCCGAACTGAAAGAGCTAGATAAAACCCATTCGGTTAAACCTGCTAAGGGAAGGTTGCCTTTCGCCACCAAAGCATTGGAATCTAAACCAGCAACTCCATTTGGAGTATTTTTCGATACGGAGGCTCCGTGCCTTTCATTATAGATGCCCATTTGAACCTCCTTATCCGTAAAATTCTAAAGTTATTACGGTTGCTTCTTCAGCTATGAAAGAGATGGATTCGACTCCTTCAATACTTCTCAAAGTTGGATTCAAAATACTGGAAGTACCGTCGGTTATGTCTTCGGTAGGAATTACAGCCGTTTCGCCTGAAAAATCGGCGAAAAAATCTTTAGTGGCGGAAATGTTGACTCTTTTCGCTCCAGAAGGAACATTGTGGGATTTAGCAACATTAGCTGCTAGAACCACAGCATTGGGATAATTAGATAAATTCAATCCGAATACTGGATTGCCTACGGCATCTCTTAAGGCAAATAGTTTATTCATCGAATCCTCCTTGTGCTAAATGTGGCTAGAGTACCTTGTAACAAAATGTTTACTATTTGTCAAGAAAAAACTCCAAATATTTTTCTGCATCTTTTTTCAATATAGATTTCAGTAGGTTACAATCTTCGTCATCTTTATATTTTTTATTATCTGCATTTTGATGAGAAGTGGTTCCGAGACGACCTGGCATTCCTTTCATACCCACTGATAAATATTCTTTACACTGGATTACCAATTTTGTGGCTTTAGAGGAAGACCATTCATAAACAAATTCTGCTCCCATCTTCTTTCGGGCCCTACGCAGGATACCTGCAGGTATAGGTGGTCGTAATATTGTACCACCTGTAATAATTCGACCATTTGCTGTTTTTAAGCTTGTGGTCAATTTAACCATTTCTATCTTTTCCGAACAATTCAGATCATGAACCCATAATTTAGTATCTATTAATCCTTTACCACATAAAGCAAAATCCGTCGGTGCTCCTTTACAGATTTCCCGTATCAATGGTATTATATTTTTACGAAAAGCCGTCTGACCAAAGATCGGTGTTTTCAGAACAGATTTTTCCATATATTTTCTAGTGGAAGGATAATAAAATACTAAATTACCAAAACCTACTAAATCAGCTTTATCTAAAAGCTTTTCCATATAATCGATATAAATTGGAGAATACCAATCATCGTCTTCCATAATGATAATCTTATCATATCGAACAGCATTTAAAGCTTCCGGCATGTTCAGACATAGGGTATGGGTATAATCAGTATTTGTAGGTTCTCTCCGTATATATTCAAAATCTCCAATAGGAGACATAGGAATCTTTCCATCATCAACAACGATCCATTGATCAGGCTGTCTCGTTTGATTTCTCATCCATATTTTAAGTAACTCAAAAGCTTGAAAACGATCACCGGTACAAGTTATAACTGTAACTCCTTTTGATACAGGTATTGATGAAGCTATGCCCGAACTTTTAACGTGTTCGATATAGATTTTGGCATTATCTTCTCCAACCCATTTTATAAGTTGAGAATAATTTTTATCCGTATCGTAATAAGAAGCATTCTTATCATGACCAGTTCCTATACCTCTTCTGCCTTTCAATCCTTTTAGAGAACAATGTAATTTTAGTTTATCTTCCACATCGGATAAAAGGAATCCATGACTTCGACCAGCACTCCACAAACGCATATCTATGTAAGGATCTCCTTCGAGACACCGTTCAAATATATTTAAAAGCTTTTTGGTAAATCCTGTCTGACAAAAACTTGCATGAATGGTATTGCCGATACGTTTGTATCGCTGGGAAGCTACATGATAATATCGGGCATGAGATTCTCCAACCAGATTATAGTTTAAAAGATATTTGATCATTGTGGCTATATAATTCGGCCCATACCAATCATCGTCCTCGATTATGAGAATCATATCCCCTTTGATTAAAGGTAAAACGGTTCTCATATTCAAGGTCAAAGTATGTCCTTCATTCTTTTGAGGTTCTCTGCGAACATACTCCATACCTGTTCTAAGAGATTCTGGTAAAGGAGTTTTACCATCATCAATAACAATCCATTGATCTGGTTTTCTTATTTGAGATTCCATCCATTTTTTAGTCAAAGCAAAAGCTTCAGGTCTGTCTCCAGTAGGAGTAATGCAAGTTACCTTTGCTTCTTTGTAAGGATCCATAACTTTGTCCCATGTTCCTTGTATGCTGATATTTGTACCATCTCGATCATGTTTTATAAATTCTCGCGGAGCAGATTTCCAATTACCAGCATTATTAATAGGTTTGCCGGCAGAATGTCCTAATCCAGAAAATTCTTTAATAACTTTATCGGACAATCCCCTTCGATGAATATCCAAACAAGTGTTTACAGCAGGTGCTCCATGATGAATAAATGGATTATATTTTCGATATTCTTTCATCTGGATTAAACTGAAATAAGGATGGAGATACCTCATAAATCCGTCTTTCATGTGTTCAGGACGAGCACCAAAATCATGACCGCCTAGATCAGTT